TAGAATGATTCTAATGTGGCAATATAATTCTATACACGTACAGGTTGTATTGTCGTTTCAAATGGCGCGATCGAACAACGTGCGAGGATCAACCGTAAGTTGTATGCAGTATCTGCGTACACTACATATAGTGGTTGTAAAATTACCACACACATGTGACATATATACCACGCGCTGTGCACACAAGCACAGGTTGTATTTTTTGTATTTTTTTTTTTTTCTATTGCGCGCGCTCGCATTTAATAGAGGTACCAGACCAGATCCGAAAAAAGTCGCTGCGCTCGGTCTTTTAATACCCTTATATCAAAAGGGGTCCCACTGCTTTCGCATTATATCATTGATTTAGACGTACGTACCCTGTAAAAACATTTTCACTCCCATAAAGTTATTTATGCAAGATATAAAAAATATTATAAAAAATTTAAACATTGAAAACCTAGACCCTGAGACTAGGCGAGAATTAAAAAAGTTAGTTGTCAAGAAAGACGAGAAGCAGCGACATACTAAAATTCAAAATGATTTTATGTCATTTGTAAAACATAGGTGGCCCGACTTCATTGAAGGGGACCATCATAGAGTTATTGCAGAAAAATTTAATAATTTAAAATCTGGAAAGATTAAGAGGCTCATTGTTAACATGCCACCCAGACATACAAAGTCTGAGTTTGCATCATTCTTATTACCTGCATGGATGATTGGTAACCGACCAAAATTAAAAATAATTCAAGCTACTCACACAGCTGAACTTGCTGTACGTTTTGGACGTAAAGCAAAACACTTAATGGATAGTGAAGAATACAAAGATGTATTTCCAACAAGACTCCAAGAAGATAGTAAAGCAGCTGGACGTTGGCAGACAGCACAAGGTGGAGAATATTTTGCCGTTGGTGTTGAAGGTGCCGTAACCGGCCGTGGTGCCGATTTATTAATTATTGATGATCCACACTCAGAGCAAGACGCAATGAACGCTAAATCGCTTGAGCGTGCTTATGAGTGGTATACTTCAGGACCTAGACAAAGACTTCAACCTGGTGGAATGATTGTACTTGTAATGACAAGATGGAATACAAAAGATCTAACGGGAATGTTGCAAGCTGCACAAAAGGAACCTAAAGCAGACCAATGGGAAGTAGTAGAGTTTCCTGCAATTTTGCCAGACAATAAACCCGTGTGGCCCGAGTATTGGGAACTAGAACAATTATTAAATGTTAAAGCGTCTGTTGCACTTCCAAAATGGAATGCACAATATATGCAGAATCCTACCTCAGAGGAGGGTGCTTTAATTAAAAGAGATTGGTGGAGAAAATGGCCAGAAGATAGGGGGATCCCTACGTGTGATCATGTCATACAATCTTATGATACTGCTTTTCTTAAAAAAGAATCTGCCGATTTTAGTGCCATTACAACTTGGGGAATATTTAGAGAGGATGAAGATTCTCCACAACAATTAATATTACTTGATGCAGTAAAAGAAAGATTTGAATTTCCAGAACTAAGACGTGAAGCTTTAAAGCTCTATAAGTATTGGGAACCTGAAACTGTATTAATTGAAGCAAAAGCTTCTGGGTTACCTTTGACCCATGAATTACGTCATATGGGTATTCCCGTTATTAACTTTACGCCGAGCCGAGGAAATGATAAACATGCTAGAGTAAATGCTGTCGCTCCTATTTTTGAGAGTGGACAAGTTTGGGCTCCAACTCATATGAGTTTTGCTCAAGAAGTTATAGAGGAATGTGCTGCTTTTCCTTATGGCGACAATGATGACTTAGTAGATAGCACTACGCAAGCGGTTATGCGATTTAGACAAGGTGGTTTTTTAGGTCACCCTGAAGATTATAAGGAACCTATGAAAATAGTAGACAAAAAAGAATATTATTAATGAAAATATTAATTGAAATTTATAAACTTTTAGGAAAATTGGGAATTAAACCAAAAGATATTATTGGTATTGGTGGTAATATACAAAAAATGGGTAAAAGTTTGTATAATCATCCTATTTCTAAAGAAGCATTGCTTTGGATTGCAAAAAATGGCAAACTTCCGGCAAAATTTATAGATGAGATTAAATTAACTGCCCGAACTTTAAAAAATTCCAAACCAAATGAGCAAGCAAAGTTTTTAGAGAATTTAAAACAGATTGAAAGATCAAAAAACCCTCCAAAGAAAAATTCTGCAGAAATTGTTACAATTAAAAGTGGTAAAAAAACTCTAGAGAAGCCCCTGGTCGCTAGTATCAAGGAACCAGTGACTGGAAAATTAGGTAATCCAATTGTTGACAAAATTTTATCTTCAATAGAAGCAGCTAAAGCAATTGCAGACGCTAAAAAAATTAAAAACATGGCCATAGCTAAAGGAGACATCAAACCAAAAATTACAGACAAGAAAGCTTTGGATGCAGAGGGTGTTTTAAAAAGAGTTTACAACGACAACAACGAATTTGCATCAGCTAAAGGGGTAGCACGTAATATTATTATGAATAGTGAATATTTATCTAGTAAACAAAAAATTGATTTAGATAAAGGTAAAGATCCGTTCCTTGTGTTTGAAGAAATTTATGGAACCAAGGCTACTAACAAAATTCCAAACACCAACAGTAGAAGCGTTGCTGACGCATATGCTAAACATTTAGAAAACATAACAGATAATAGAGGCCGTGGTACAGAAGACCCTGAATTTGATAGAGAGACAATTGAAATTGACTTTAATGAAGAAGATGTTCCATTGGCTAGAGGTGGTATAGCCAATCACTTTAGAAAAAAATGAAAAACCCAACACTTGTAAAAGAAATGAAACATGTTAAATGGAAAGCAATCCCTCCTCTAAAGGGACCAGAGCCTAGAGGCTTGATTAATGAACCAAAACAAGATAAACCAGAAAGATTGGAGAAAACAAATGGCAGACGTAGATAAATCTTTACCGAACGTAAGGCAAAACATAACTATACCCTCAGAACAAGAAAAGGCTGAGGTTGCTGTAGAAATGCAAGAGTCTATACCGTCTCCTGAAAATACTGAAATTACAGAAAACGCAGATGGTTCAGTTGAAGTTGATTTTGATCCTGGAGCTGCAGCACCAGCACAGGGTGATGACCATTATGCTAACTTAGCAGAATTATTACCTGACTCTGTTTTACAACCATTGGGTTCAGAACTTTATGGTAACTTTACAGATTATAAAGAATCCCGTAGAGAATGGGAACGATCTTATTCTAAAGGACTAGATCTTTTAGGGTTTCAGTTTGAACAAAGAACACAACCGTTTCAAGGAGCCAGTGGTGCAACGCATCCAGTTCTAGCTGAAGCTGTTACTCAGTTCCAAGCTCAAGCTTACAAAGAGTTATTGCCAGCAGATGGTCCAATAAGAACTCAAATTCTAGGAGCCTCAACTCCAGAAAAAGAATCTCAGTCACAACGTGTTAAAGATTTCATGAACTATCAGATCATGAACGTTATGAAAGAGTATGAACCTGAGTTTGATCAAATGTTATTTTATTTACCATTAGCTGGTTCAACTTTTAAAAAAGTTTATTACGACGATTTGTTAGGAAGAGCAGTTTCTAAATTTGTCCCCGCGGACGATTTAATTGTTCCTTATTCTGCAACTTCATTAGAGGATGCTGAAGCAATTTGTCATACAGTAAAAATTTCAGAAAATGATTTACGTAAACAACAAGTAGGTGGTTTTTATAGAGATATAGAAATCTTTGCACCTTACTCTGAAGAATCTGAAGTTAAGAAAAAAGAACGAGAGCTAGAAGGCACTCAGATGAACGGTCAACAAAAAAATGATAAGATGTATACGTTGATTGAGTTTCATACTGATTTAGATCTTGAAGGTTTTGAGGACAGATCTCCTGAAGGTATGATCACAGGAATTAAAGTCCCTTACATTGTAACAGTAGATAGTAGTTCAAGACAGATACTATCAATTAGAAGAAACTATAAAATAGATGATCCTAAGAAAAATAAAATCCAATATTTTGTGCACTTTAAATTTTTGCCAGGTTTAGGTTTTTATGGCTTTGGATTAATCCATATGATTGGTGGTTTAACAAGAGCAGCAACTTCTGCCTTACGTCAATTAATAGATGCAGGTACATTATCAAATTTACCAGCAGGATTTAAAATGAGAGGGATCCGTGTAAACAACGATGCTCAATCATTGCAGCCTGGTGAGTTTAGAGATGTTGATGCTCCTGGTGGAAATCTAAGAGATGCTTTTATGACTTTGCCTTACAAAGAACCTTCGCAAACTTTACTACAGCTGATGGGTATTTGTGTTCAGGCAGGACAGAGATTCGCATCAATTGCTGACATGCAAGTTGGTGATGGGAACCAACAAGCGGCTGTTGGTACAACTGTAGCTCTTTTAGAACGTGGTTCGAGAGTCATGTCAGCAATCCATAAAAGACTTTATTCTTCTATGAAGAATGAGTTTAATTTATTGTCTGATGTTTTTTCTACGTACCTTCCTCCAGTGTATCCTTATGAAGTAGTCGGCGCTGATAAACAAATTAAACAAGCTGATTTTGATGACAGAATAGATATCTTACCCGTAGCTGATCCTAATATTTTTTCTTCTACTCAAAGAGTATCTATTGCACAAACTGAATTACAATTAGCTCAATCTAATCCCGAGATGCATAATATGTATGAAGCATACAGAGATATGTATACGGCTATTGGTGTAAAAAATATTGACACTATTTTACCACCACCAGAACAACCCGCTCCAAAAAATCCGGCAATGGAACACATTGCGGCATTGGGTGGAAAACAATTTGAAGCTTTTACAGGACAAGATCACCAAGCTCATATTTCTGCTCACTTAGCTTTCATGTCTACTAACATGGCTCAGAATAATCCTGCAATTATGGCATCATTGGAAAAAAATATTTTTGAACATATTTCTTTAATGTCTGATGAACAGGTACAAATGGAAATGCAAGAAAAAATTATGCAAGTGCAGCAACTACAACAAATGATGCAAAACCCACAAGCGCCAGATAATCCTGAAGCAAAACAAGAAATGGATAGATTGGTTATGGAGATTGAATCTAGAAAAGCAGTATTGATTTCTGAAATGATGGAAGAGTATGTTAAAGAACAAAACAAACTTACGGGTGATTTTGGCAATGATCCAATTGCAAAATTAAGAGCAAGAGAACTTGATCTTAAAGCACAAGATAATATTAGAAAAGAAAAAGAAGATGCAGCAAGGATTAATCTAGATAAGATGAAAGCTATGATGAATCAAAGTTATCAACAAGAAAAGATGGATCAAACAGAGGACTTAGCAGAACTTAGAGCTGAGACTTCTTTAACTAAACAAAAAATGTCTAATCGAGCAAAAGCAAAAGCTGATGCAACTAAAAGATTTGACGTAAGTACATTAAAACAACCTAGGAGTTAATTATGGCAAGACAAGGACTATATGCAAACATTAATGCGAAAAAAAAGGCTGGGACGTCAAAATCAAAAAGTAAAAGTACTATAACACCTAAAGCTTATGCTAATATGAAAGCAGGGTTTCCAGATAGTAAAAAAAACAAGGCTAAGGCGTAATGAAACCAACTCTTGGAATGGGAGCGGTTCGTGCTTCTTTCAAGAGAGGTGGGACTCCAGCTTGGACTAAAAAAGAAGGTAAGTCTGAGTCAGGTGGTTTGAATGAAAAAGGACGTAAGTCCTATGAAGCA